CGGAGTTTATCCCATTAGCCAAGAAACAGGTTCAGCGTATGATGGAAACATGCGAGTTAGAAATTGGCCTATCTGAAACACAATTAGAAGTCGTAGCATAGGAGGAAAAAATGCCTAATTGGTGTCAAAATGTGTTGTATGTAAATCACAACAATAAGAAAAAATTGGCGGCATTACTTGCCGCCATCAAGGCTGGCGAGATGTGTCAGCATATTAAACCCATGCCAAAAGAGTTGGAGGACACAACAGCACCAACTGATTCTCCTAATTGGTACGATTGGCGGTTAGCAAATTGGGATACAAAATGGGATATCTGCGATGCATGGGACACAGATGAAATCTATCATGATGAGCATTCTGGAGACTATCATGTGTTTAAGTTTGACACAGCATGGTCGCCACCCATCGCTGTTTATGATGAAATGGTTAAACAAGGCTTTGATGTTCGTGCCGAATATATCGAGTACGGCGTGGGATATTGCGGAGACTATTTTAACGGTGATGAGCATCACTATGATAGAATTCCAGAAGACAGAAGTGTAGATGAACATCTACTGTCTCAATATGCATAATCTTGACATAACCAGCCTGATCAACATCGGGCTGGTTATCTTTTATCTAGTCGCCATTATCTCCAGTCTCATCTACGCGATTAAGTTTGATGATTGACTGCGCAGCTGGTCCAGGTGTATATGTTAATAATTCTTGTTAGTCCTCCATATAACAAGAGGCCCAGGGGCTGCAGCTCCTGGGCTATTTTTAATCCCGAACCCCGACCCCGACCCTGGTCTTAGTGCTGCCCGACCCGAACATCTTTTTACTTGTTTTTATTATCCTGGTCGTGATATACTATATTATAAGCAAACTATGGAGGATTAAATGCTTACAATCTCAAATATGACAGGCAAGCTTGAGGATTTCAAAGCTGTTAATACTAACACGCTGTCGAATCCGTATTGCCAAAAAATGCACGCGTGCGGCTCGGATGATATCATCTGCACAAAATGCTATTCAGTCGAAATGCTAGAAACATTCCGCAAGGGATGCATTCCGGCATGGGAGCGGAATAGCCAAGCTTTATCACTTGGCATCATTCCAACTCATTTATTGCCAACATTCTTACAGGCGTTTGTTCGGTTTCAAGGTCATGGCGAATTAATCAATATGACGCATCTTGAAAACTTGCATAACATCGCGTTACACAATCCGCACACAAAGTTCGCGTTGTGGACTAAGCGCAAGGGTTTCATCCGCAAGTTCTATTCTCAGAATGACAAGCCGGACAATCTAATCCTTATCTATTCCAATCCGCGTATTGATGCGGTTATGGATACGCCACCGCAATTCTTCGACAGAACATTCAACAACGTATCACCTGACAGTGAGACAGCGCAGAATTGCACAGGCCAAAAATGCAAAGACTGTTTGCTTTGCTATATCCCAAACAACGGGGTCACTCAAATTGTGGAGGCAGTAAAATGAAAATGTATGTGATGAGCGATAGCTGGCCTTTTTACCTACAGCCGGATGGCACGTTAACAGACACGCCTGATCCAAAAGACGCGGATCTAGGCTTTGATAGTTTAGAGGATCTTCTCGAATGGGATGATCAGGCAAGGGAAGCGACTTTAGAAGAAAGGAAGCACGCAGCAAAACTAAGACAGATAGCGAGGGAGGCATTTGAATGACCGACCTTGCATTTGACGCGGACCTGCCTAATGGGTGGCAGGTCCAGGTGACAGAAAACTATGAAGGTGACCGCTACCATGTGGTCATTTTCGATAACAACGTAGGGGAGCACGACAACACTCTCGCTGCGGACACTCCCGACCAGCTGATCAAGATCCTCCGAGAGGTCAGTTCATACTGACCCCTTGGACTGGTGAGTCCTGGGCCTGAACCCCCGACCCGATAGCCCCGACCCTGGAACCCCGATCCCCGAACCACGAGTCCCGAACCCTGTCCCATAGCTCTGTCCAGTCCCGACCCCGATACAAGGGACTTGCTGCAAGCCCGATTTCCCCGATTTCAGCCGCCCGACTGCCCTCAAATAAAAATAGGTCGCCCGACCTTGTCCCTTTAACCAAGATGAATGAAACCCCTCCACAACGAGAATATGCGGTATTCCACGCAATTTGTTGGGGCGAGAGATTTACACCCTTTCCTTTACTTACCTTTAGTTCTATCCAGAAGGGCAAACAATCCCACACAACATGAACATCAGGAACTCCACCTCCGTGTCTGTTTTCAATCCGTGTCGGAAATGATTTCGGTGGCAAGTTCTTCCTTACTGCTGACCAAAAGTTTTTCTCTAGCATCCGTTTTCTCCGTATATGTTCCCTCGATAAACGCTTGCGGATATTGCTTCCGAAGTTCACTGAGCCGCAGGGCGATGTCTTCTTTTGTCATATCGTCAAGTTGGTGAATTTGTTCTCGTCTATCGACAGTCAAGCCACCTAAAGCGGAACGGATTTTTTCAGCGTTGATTGCAGCTGAGAATTGTCCGGCATCCTCTGCCCCTCTCGAAAGTTCGTCCAGTCTTTTTAGCTGACCAATGACGGTCACACCATATCGCCTTTCACGTTCTTGTCGGAGTTCTTGTATATACTCCACAACATGAGGAGCATATGAGCCGTTCAATAATTTAGATGCCATCGACATGGCAGAGGCAGGGGAGTAACCAGCTTTTCTAGCACATTCAGCATTTGAATATATGCCCTCCACATAGTAACGAGCAAATTCGCGCTGGCGATTATTTACCTGTTTGTCGTCCTCTTCTATTGTTGTCACACTTGTCACGGTTGTCCTCTCAATTTGTCACACTTGTCACACTTCTCCCCCTGTTTTAGCAAAAACTTAGACATAATTCCACAAGCTATATATATGAGAAAATACCAAAACCCCCTTAGTACCGTGACAAACGTGACACAAACGTGACAAGCAGTTTTGTTGTTTTTCATGTGTTTAACCCCCCTTGTCACACTTGTCACACTTGTCACACTGTCTGGAAATATTTTTTTTATTTTTTTTTTTTCAGGAAATCCTTCTATATATGTGACAAACGTGACAAACATTTGCATATTATTTCTTGTGTCCTATGTTGTCTTGTAGTAGTATATTATATAAAGTCTTATTACATGGAGGTAAAAATGACTTATGTAAACGAGGTTCAAGATACAAGGCTCGTGGTTCAAGGTTCACGCATCGAGTTTGGTGTGTACTGTGACTGGTGCTGCGGCCACGGTTTCGAGGCTGATAATTATGGTGACGTTGTTGATTGTCACAAGTGTTCAGGTTCGGGGTTCAAGTTTCATTATGTAATGGAGGGTGATGATGACTAAGGTGACATCAATCTCACTGACCGACAGGCAGTGGAATATTTTGGAAGTAGCTTTGGATAGATTTATTGATGAACAGGTCGATGATGGTTCGAAAGAAGCTACAGAATATGCCGCAAGGGCAAGGATTGTAAAATTTTTAATGCAAGCTGAATTGGAGGTTCAACATGGGAACTAGAGCAATTTATAAATTTCGGGATGGTGATGGCGAGTGCTTTGTGTACAAGCATTACGACAATTATCCGCAGGGTGCGGTTCATTTCATCGAGGCCGCGAAGGGTTTCGCATGGAAACTGCCGAGGTTCGAGGCGGACGAATTTGCGTCCGCGTTTGTTGCCGCCAACAAGAATAAGCGTGGTGGCGAGGTTCGGCTGGTGTCAAATCATTTGAATGGTGAGGATGATGTTTTAGAGGAGCATCATTGGTGCGACTATTATTACACCATTTACTTTAATCGTTTAGATGGTGTTCAGGCTTTATGTGTCGAGGTTCAGGAGTCCAGATATTACAAGGATGGTTCGACTGAATGGGAAACTATCTGGGAAGGCACTCACGATGAGATGATGGAAGAATATGGAAGGGGAGCGGCATGAACGTTCTTAGCTTATTTGATGGAATGTCTTGTGGTCGTATCGCTCTTGAGCGGTGCGGCTTCAAGGTCGAAAATTATTTCGCGTCAGAAATTGACAAATATGCAATCCAAGTTGCGAAGGCCAATTATCCTGACACGATACACATGGGCGATGTGACCAAACTTAAAACCAAGGATGGGCGTTTGTGTGTCGCTCATAATGGTGTTGACCTCGAAAAGGGTTTCTTTCGACACACGATAGACATATTGATTGGTGGCTCGCCCTGTCAGGGGTTTTCGTTTGCTGGCAAGCAACTGAATTTTGACGACCCACGCAGCAAATTGTTTTTTGAATATGTGCGCCTGTTGAGGGAGTTGAAGCCAAAATATTTCCTGCTTGAGAATGTTAATATGAAACAGGAATATCAGGATGTAATTTCCAGTCTGCTTGGGGTCGAACCTATCAGGATAAATTCTAATCTGGTGTCAGCGCAAAATCGTGACCGCCTGTATTGGACAAACATCCCTGTCGAGGGTGCGCCACGCAACCGGAATATCATGCTCAAAGATATTCTCGAAGATGGCTGGACTGACCGTGACAAGTCGCATTGCATAGATGCGAACTATTTCAAGGGCGGTAATCTGAAGTCATATTTTCAGAAAAATCGCAGACAGCTTGTGTTTGATATGGAGTTGGATGGCACGGGCTTGATATTGGCTGGGCACGCAGACTTGAAGGGTCACGATTATAATCGCAGGGTTTATGATCCAGACGGCAAAGCCCCAAGTTTGTGTGCGGCATCTGGTGGCAATCTTGAACCAAAAGTGTTGCTTCGAGGTGCAAGGATCGTGAAACGCAGGCTCGATGAGAATGGCACACGCAAGGACAACGACAAGTCCATACCCCTTAAATCAAGGGTCGAGGTGCGAGAAGATGAGAAGTCGAATTGTCTGTCCACCATATATAAAGACAGCATCGTGGCTGACATTGACCAGCTTCAATGGCGGAAGCTCACGCCTCTGGAATGTGAGCGTTTACAGACCGTGCCGGAAAATTACACAAATCATGTGTCAAATACCCAGCGGTATCGTATGCTTGGTAATGGATGGACTGTTGATGTTATCTGTCATTTGATGAGGGGGATGAATGTTAAGTATCAGAAAATGCGATAAGTGCGATAAAAAGGCGGATGCGCTCGATGGAAATCGGGCGTACTGCACTGACCATTGGTTTGAAATTTACGGAGGTAAAAATGGGAAAAGTCAAGGCATGGCTAATGGATATGGAAGAGGACGCGATGGACATGAGCCGAGAAGCGTGGGTCGAGAAGCATGGTATGTCGTGCGTTAAGGTCTGGGAGGATGTCAGGCGTTTAATGGAACTTGAACAGTTGGAGGTCCAGGATGGGCAATTTGTCAGACATCACGAAACATTGGCGTGAGCAGTACCACGCAGCACAAATTCAGGCAGGGATGAAACTCTGCCCTGAATGCGATGGGTATGGTGAAGTGGAATATGAACGTCCAGTCGTTGATTGGATGAACGGTGGCTATCTCGAAGGCTACATGGACACTTGCGAGAAGTGCGATGGCGATGGCTATGTGGAGGATGAAGATGCGGAAATATAGGGTCGAGGTGACCGAACAGGTTACCTATATGTTCGAGATGCAGGTCAGCGATGATGCTGCAGACGAACGTGAAGAAGCGTTCCAGATATGGGAAAGCAAAGCCCAACCCGATAGGGAATTGGAATGGATGGTCGATGGCAAGGTCACCGAATTTCATGTGATCCGCGATATATTGAAAAGAGAGGAGGGCGATGATGAGACATCCATATAGTACATATCAGGCGATAGTCACGAAACGGATAGATGGGGCGATGCACGTTGTGAAAGCTGAATGTCGCGACCATGAGGACGGAAGGTATTATCTTGAATTTGAGGATGTAGCAGATTTTTTTAATCACTTTGCTCCGTATGGTCATTGGAAAGCTAAGTTGAAAGAACACAGTGAGGAAGACCCGTACTGTGGGCGTGACGATACCGTAAGGATGGAAATTTTTGTGGACATCAAAAAAGATGACCCCATCGTCAAATCATGGATGGACTATGACAAGGAGCGCGAAAATGAAAACAGCGGCTGAAATGACCGTCCAAGAATTTGAAAACTATCTGAAGCGCAAGCGGGAAGAGCTGTATGCCTCTCCGCTGCGCAAGGATGTTGGTGCGAAGTGGCGGAAGAATAATTGGGGCAGTCCGATAACAAAGCGCACGATGCAACGGCGGCGCACTTTATGAAAGAATTTTTAGTAGCCCAAGAATATATTGTTCAGGGAACACACTACTACATTGTAAAGGCCGAAACGATGGGCATGGCGGTTGAGAATATCGAGGATGACCCAAACCTCCTGCCTGTCGATAGTGAAGTGATTGCGTATAAGATTTTAGGATATACCGAGGCGGAAGATAATTATGATTGTTAAATATCTAGCAGTCCTTCTGGTCTGTTCAGGGGATAGTTGTAACTGGACGTATGGTTCAACACATGATGAGCATTGGCAATGCCTGTATGAAATTACAGACTTGCGTCCCAAATATTATGAAAATAAAACGCTGCGTTTCTTTGACTGTAAGGAAATAACACGTTATAAACATGAAGAACGAAAATAAAATATTAGATTTCACAATTACGCTGTACTCAAACAGGAAAGCGATTGTGAAGGAGGTGGTCTGTAAGCCCACCGAGTTGGAGGCCGTGATTGACCAGCTGGACCAGCAAGCCAGCGTGCCGAGGAGAGGCGATGGTCATCATGGGTATTATATCGAAGTAGAAGTAAGGAGGCACAAGGATGTCA